TCAGCGTTTACAAGATTAGCGTCAAGTTCGATAAGATTAGTTGTATAGTTTTCGCTTCTTCGCTCTGCGTCTGCGTAACCAATTTTGAAATCAGTTGTGTCATACAAATATCCTAGCCCTGATTGTTGTGTAACGTCTGTTAAATTGTAAGCCTGTTCTACTTGTGCTGATCTAGCAAGCATTTCGTAACGCCCTGCGTCAATTGTGTCTATGCCTTGCACACCATAGTTAGCCCAAGTCTCGGTTGTAAAATCATTCCAAGTAAGAGTGTTACTTAAATCTTCCCAAGCTGTATAAAGTGTTTCTTCCAAAATTCGTGTAATGCGTGCTCCGTCTAATTCCTCTGGGTAAGCAACAGAACCAGCGTAACGTTTAACAAGTAAACCAAGAGCACCAATGGCTTGTATTTGTAAAGTGTTAGGTTTACCAGCTGCGCCTGCCCCGGCAAATCTGTTGTAAACACCTGAAACTTCACCTGTGAATAGTTTTACATAAGTACCAGAAGTGTCAGTTACTTCAATAACTATTGTGTCTAATAGGTTAACTACTGGGCTTGTGCCGTCAAGGTTTAATAATTCTAGGTTGCAATAACTTGGTTGGGTTGCTTCAAAAAAATCATTACGACCATAAGTGATAGTTGCGTTTTCAAGGGTTGTAGAAGTTTGAACTGTTCCAGCGATAGTAACTCTGTAGGTCGGTGTATATACAGTCATTAGTTTGCAAAAGCTCTTAAACCTGTTGTATTAGTTGCTGTATTTAATGATTTAACTGTTTGTCTAGCAAAACTTTGTTGATCTACTGGTCCTTTGAAATTGTTGTTAATAACAACTGAAGGTTTCTGTTTACTTGTTAATGAGTCTGGAATAAAAGCACCTACAACTGGTATGCTGTTTGCTTTGTTTATTGCTTCTTGTATTTTGTCTATAAAGCCTTGAATAGTTTGAATAGATTTTGAGATAGCATCAACCATTAAAGCAATTACGTCAATGATGCCACCAATGATTGAGCCTACAATTTTAAAAGCTTCACCTAAACCTATGGCTATAATTGGTGTAAGAACATCTCTTGTAAATTTTGCTATTGCTTGAAATAAATCAAATAATGGTTGTAGTTTTTCTCTGTTGCGATCTATTGCGTCTGATACTGTGCTGAAAGCTGCTTTAATACCATTAAAGATAGGTGTAAAGATTTTTTGAAGGTACTCTAAAGCCCCACCTAAATCTATATTAACTGACTTAGTTACGTTCTCAAAACCTGCTACAAAATTGTTTAGAAATGGTAAAGCCTTTTCTGTAATAAAGCCTAATAGTTTTTCAAGTATTGGAAGAAGAGCTGCACCTATAGATTCTTTAGCTTCGTCTATTGCAATTTTTACTCGTTCCATTCTTCCAGCAAATGAGTTAGCTGCTACATCTGATTGACCTGCAAAGGTTTTGGCTAGTACTTCTTGGGCTTTGTTAAAGTCTTTTGATTTTACAATGGCTTCATCTAATGGAACACCGATACGTTTTAATGCACCTAAGTTGCCGTCATAGGCTTTACCTAATGCTTCTGTAACTGTTGAAAGGTCTTTACCTGTTCCTGCAGATATGTCAAGGGCTAGCTGTTGAAGTTTTTGTGCTTTGGTTACATCACCTGTGGATCTAACAAGTCTGTCAAGGCTTGGACGTAATTGGTCGTCTGTAACACCTTTAGCTAGTGAAGTCTTTTTAATGTAATCTTCTACACCTTTAATTTGGTCTTTAGTTGCTTTAGTTGTGTTCTCTAAAGTTTTAGCAAGACTTAGTTGTGACTTTTCATCTTCAATGGCAGCTTTAACAGCTTGAACACCAATGGTTATTGCAGCTGCGCCAGCTGCAGCGCCAAGAGCTGCAAATGCTAAAGCACCAGTTTTTAATGCTCCACCAAGTTTGTCTGAAAAGGTACGTGTTTCTTTATCAGCTTTATCTAAACCTGAAATAAAATCTTTTGTGTCAGCAAGTAACGCTAATTTAAGTGTCCTAATATCAGCCATTAAATTCTACCTGTCCAAGCGTCTCTAACTTTTTCAAAACCTTGTAACCATTCTCGAGCAATAGTTGGTTGAAATCTTGACATAGCACGATACAACCACCAACCTTCTTTCCCACCTTTACCAGATCTACGTGGGAACTGTTTATATTGTTTAGATCCGAATTCATTACCCATTATCACATATCCAGCACTAAAAGCACTAGAGCCAACTTTACGACTACCACCAATACTAAAACTTGGTGCTTTATCTGATTTAGAGATTTTAATTGACTCAGCAACAGCAATAGCCTGTTTTGCGTTATATGGTGCGTTACTAGCTGCACCTTTAGCATAATTGGCACCACGTTCAGCTAAATCTTTAGCAATTTGTTTCATATCATTTTTAGCAATATCGTCCATTTTTCCAAACGTTTTTAACAAAGAACGATAATCTTTATCAACTGGAACAAGGCTTATAGATTTAGCCATTATTGCGTTCTACCAAAATCTCTACAGCTGTTGAAAAGATTGACGAATCTTCCTCTAACCAAGTTCGGGCAGGTATTCCAGTTTGTATTGCTAACTGAACTGCTATCCAGCCTATTGAGCCTGCCCTGTAACTTTTGGGTGGTCAAGATCCTTAAATTGAACGTCTGTAACTTTAGTAGCCCAGACATCAAAAGCAAGGACTGGTTTTTGTGTGACACGTTTTTGCATTTTGTGTGCCAAGAATAAAAGAAGATTATTGCTTGGGCTTTCAGCATCTCTAAGAGCTGTTGTAATTGGTTTGCCGTTGTAGATTTCTTTTTCAGCGAGAGCAAGTTCAAATGGTATTGTCCATTCTTCATAGGTCTCTCCTGTATCTAATGTCCATGCGATTTGTAATTTAAGCATTTGTATGCCCCTGTTCTTTGGTTTGTGTTATGCGACTGTTAGGTCTTCGGTTGGTATACCTACAACTTGTAATGATACTGAACAAGTTTGTACGTCTGCACCTGAACCTGTAACGCTTGGATATTGTGGCAATACTAAACCAGTTAATGTTACACCAGTTCGTAATGTCATAATAAAAGCAATTGTAGTATCTGGAGCTGTTTCAGTTCCATTCCACAATACTTGATACAAGCTGTTTGGTGTTGCGCCTGCGTCGTTCAAGAACTCAATGTCAAGTGTAACGTTTGAGTCTATGTATTTGTAAGCTTTGCCTGCAAGGGTGTCAAAAGTTAATCTTTCTGTATCAAAATTGATAGCAGAAGAAGTAATTTGCTCTGAGTATGAGTTTCCATTAACACTTAGAGTTAATTGACGACCACTTAAAATAGTTGTTGCCATTGTTGCCTTCCTTAGCCTGTGTAGGCTGTTTGTAGTTGTATTTCAGCAGATAATAGATCGGTACTATTAGTCTGTCTAATTCTCGGACTAGATACTGACAGTATAACCCAATTAGTCGGTATAAGTGCCAAGATTGTTTCTATATCATCTTCCAAGTTTGTTAATGCGCTTGGGTTTGAATACGTAGTGCTGACTACTTCAAGAGTAAGTCTTACGTACCAATTCTTTGAGTTACCAATAACAATTGGTTCTAGGTATGGGTCTCCAGCCAAAATAAGAGCTGCAGGTGGGATAATAATATCTGGTACGTGATCATAAGCAGAATACTTTGTGTTATCTGTTATTGCGCTTTTAAGCCCTGCACGTAGCGTACTTAAAGCCATAATTAACCTACTTGACTATTAGAGTCAATATATTTACTTATTAAACCTGTTACTTTGTAAAGAAGTGTGCGACCCATTCTGTAAGGTGCTGGGGTGTAATCAAGGGCTTGTTGTGTGCCACCTGCAGCTAATCTTGACTGAAATACGTCTACAGCAATTTGTAATACGGCTTCTTCAACAGCATCGACGCCATTGTATTGTGATAAATCGTTTTCTGCTGCAATACCATTAGGAATTATATTATAAAAATCTGCGTGAACTGGTACAGAAGCGTTTGTAATTTTGAATGTGTATGGATCTACTATTTCTGAAATTGTTTTATTGCCGTTTACGTGTGCTTCAACACCTGATATGGCAATTGTTTGTCCTTCATAAAATTTGTGTTCTCTTGTTGTGTGAATTGTTGTTGTGGTTGCTGTTGGGCATGCGTGTTTGTCAATGCCAACTTTCCATTGAATAAGAAAATCGCCAATAGCGTCTTCTGAAGTTTCAATTATTGAATCAAGTGCTGCATCTGAATAAAGAGCAACAGGAACACCAAGAACAGCTCTTAATTCACTAGCTGTTACTAATACTGGCATTTTTTGTTCCTCTCTTTAAGGGTGTGGGTGGCACAGGGGCGAACCACCCACACGTTTAGTTGATTATGGTTATGCAACCATGAATCGGTAAGCGCCAGCGCCAATCTTTGTAGCAATTGCGCCGTAGCCGTAGTAAGACACGTCGATTTGACCTGTGTTAATTACGTTTGTGCGTAGGCTCAAACGTGGGCTTTCGTACCAAGTGTATGCATCTGGGTTAGCAATAATCATTGAGTTATCGCCTACACCTGAGAAGCTGCGTGATACGTATAGATCTAATCCTGCAACGTTTCCGCGAAGGCTGTTTACAGAAACAGAACCGCCCGCATTGCTTGGATTAACAGCATTATAGATAGGACGTCCCGCATCGTTTAATCCCATGATGGTTGCCCATGCAGATGGAGAAACAACTAAGGAACGAGCAAATCCTAGTGAGTTGGTGTAAATAGAAGCTGCACCATCAGCAACGAAGCCTAGAAGACCTGCTGCGTTAAATGTGCGGTTTCCACCATCAGTTCCACCAGTTGCTAATGCGCCTGCTACTGCTTCGTCAGTTGCTTTTGCATAAGCGAATTCCATTTGACGTACTAATTCGTCAAAGAACGCTGGTGATGAACGATCTAACAATTCTACTGAGAATGTTTGTTGTCCTGCGTATTTTTTAACAGAAACAGAAACAAAAGATGAAGCCATATCTGTTTCAGATATTGCGTCTCCTTCTCCTTCTTCAGCAACAGTTGGAGCAGTTGTGATTTTTGGAATTTCAAAAGTCATACCAGCTGCTGGAAGTGTTGCGCGTGAAATTGCGTCTACTGCACCACGATCAGCGTTTGCAACGCCGTTAATGATTTCTTGTGATTGTGGGGTTGGAATAAAAGCTGCGTTGTTTGAAGTTGTGTCAGCTGCCATTACATATTGACGGCTGTCTTCGTTTCCAAGTGCTGCTCTAATGTTGTGTTCTAAGTAAGAAGCCTTTGAGTTAATTGGGCTTCTTGGTGCTGTGAAGATTGCAGGACGCAAATTGCGTTCTTGGGCTTCAACAGCTGGGGTTGCTACAACTTCTGCTGCAACTTCCTCTACTACTTCTGGGGTTACTTCGTTTGACACGATAGTATCCTCGCTTTCTGTTGGTTGTGCTGATTCGCTTGCTGCGACATCAGTTATTTGTGCATATTCGCCAAATGCTGGGAATGTTACGTGTGAAACTTCTCTAAGAGTTGCTTCATTAACAATTACTTGTTCACCTTTAGTGACATAATCGTCAATCATTGCGCCTACGCTAAATCCAGTTCTTAAACCTTCTTGTGCTTCAGCTAATGCGTCGTCTCCTGCGTTTGTTCTTGCGATTTTGAATGTTCCGACAATTCCTTTGTCGTCTTCTTCATATCTTGATAATTTACCTATTGGTCTAGTCATATC